GTGCTAGGAAGTTGATTCTTTCTGCATATAACCATTCTTGGTTTATTTGCTTTATCATAATCTCTCCACACTCTTTGTGGAATATCTTTCATAATTAAATACTCTATAGCTCTTTCTTCTGTCATTGCCTCAACAGGCTTTGTATTGTGAAGCAAATACCCTCTTGTATGTTTTTTAAAATCTGGTTTTGCTTCATCCTTTGCTAACTCCCAGTATGCCTCAACTGGTGGTAATATACCACCCTGCAATGCACAAGCCATCCAATTAGGATCAGGATGCGTAATCTTTGCAGGTGAATTAGGCTCTTTAGGGTCTTCCCATACAACACAATATTCTGTTCTGTAAGGTTCTAGCTTTTCTTTTGCCCAACACAATCTATCCCAAAGATGTGTGCCTTGAAATTCAGGTGTTTCTATTGTCATGCAAGGTCTCCATTTATATTACAGGCTTGATAAGCAGCATTTTGATTACTTATGGAAAGAAACTTAGCACTTCCAGTATTCGGTGAGTATACAGATAAATGTGAACTACTGTTTAAGTCAAGTCCACCAGAATTATGATTAGAAGCATAACTTATCGCCATATGTCCTGCTGTGTTAAATCCATTAGTATATGTAACTAAATTTTCTGTAGTGCTAGTGTCAGTTAATGAAGTTACATTAAGTGAATTATATGCAACTGCACCAACACCTGTCCACGAACACCAAACTTTTGTACTACCATTTACAACATAATCTGTGTCCACAGACTTAGCTGTGCCTGTTATCTGTCCACTTGTTGATAATGTATCAAATGCTATTGTTCCGTTTGCCATTATGCTAAGTCTCCAAATAAAGCTGTATTAATAGATGACCAATCATTTAAATTTCCATTTCCATAAACTGTTTGATATCTTGTTACTGTTGTTGTGACAGCAGTTACATCTTGAGGTTGTTGTATTGTTGCTAGATTTGTATTACCACCTCCTGCCATACCTGCATGAACATAAGTTGCATTAGCCATGGCTGATGATATCGTAATTGTTTGGTCTCCAGGGCCATTATCTACTATGCCTGAATGATTAAAACTATCTATAACACTAGCAGTTCCACTAGATGATTGCCATCTACACCAAGATTTTGCCAACCCTTGCTGAATACTTGTTTGATTACTACCCTCACCTCTAATAGTCAAAGAGTTTGCACTTGCACTTACTACAGGTGTTGAACCGATGGTTAAGTTTGTTGAGGTTGACTTGCCTGTGATTGTATCTACTGATAATGTACTCATGCTAAATCTCCATGTATATTATTTGATACATAGTCATAATCTCCAGAGTTTGCAGCACTTGCTCCTGCATAGTTTACAGTTATCCTTAAAGAGCTTGTTGTAACAGAGCCATCTTGTAATGGTTGAGGACTGTAAACAAAAGTTGTTGTATCACCTGCAGGAGCAGCTTTACCACTTACAGTATATCCTTCTGCTGTAGCCATGTTACTTGTAATAGCATAAGTTGTATCTCCTGCAGCATGGTCTGTTTGCACAGTAAAATTAAAAGAGTCAGCAACTACTGGACTTGTTGAATCTAGTGCATAAGCAATCCATCCTTTACATAATCCTTGTTGTAAGTCAGTTGTAGTATTGCCACCTTCGCTTTTAACAGAACCTGTAAAACCTGCACTACCACGACCTGTTATGTTGTCTACTTTTAAGCTACTCATAATACTGCCAACCTTCCACCACTATTTATGGTCAATGTAACACCACTGTTAACTGTAAGGTCTCCTGTAACATTTGCATTTTCTGTAGCAAGTATCGTTATGTTTGTGGATAAACTTTGTGCGTTAAGTCTAAACATACCACCATTCTTGAAGTTACCTTTATTCTCTGCTGCAGGTGTTACATTTCCTGCTGCTAGTCCAAGAAAATATACAAAGACATTACCTGTTCCTGCAGGAGGGATTTCACCTGAAGCAAAAGTAAGAGTTGTGCCATCAGGTACAGTGTACTTAGAACTGTCTTGCACAACACCATCTACTGATACAATTATTGATTGCACATTAGATATTGTTCTTCCTAAATTAAATTCATCTTCTGAACCTGTACCATTGAATCTTACAACAGATGGTAGAGATTGAAAGTTAGCAGGTACGTCATTTCCTATATATGCCATTCTATCTCCTACTCGCTAATTGAATCTACGAAACTAACCCAACAATTTAAAGAAGCATCAGTGTTAGACTGAACTTTAAGTTCGTCTCCATTCTGTAATATTATTTTACTTCCAGAATCTATAAGCTCTAAAGCACTACCTACAGGTATAGGTGCTCCCTTTATTAAATAACAATTTAAATCACTACCCCCTGCTGCTGTTGTTTCTATAAAAACATCAACAGTTATTTGTGCTGTATGTATATTTGCTAGTCTTATACTAACAATAGCATCGTCAGAGTTTGAGGTAACTACTGTTCTTGCAGTAGTTCCTATGTTTATATCACTCGTGCTATCTGATGCTACTGCTCTTTCAAAATCTTGTGCCATGTTTTACTCCTATAAAGCTATCGCCATTGCTGTGGCAAAACCTTTTGTTGCAGAACTTCCTGCTGCATATGTTTTTATATCTGAGGCAGGTATCTGTTTAGTGGTTGTTCCATCAATTACTATGAACCCATCTGCATCAGCTATTGTAATAGATGATGTTGATTTTGCTGAACCATCTAATAAATTTAATTCTGCTGTTGTAGATGTTACACCATCTAATATGTTAAGTTCTGCCGTTGTAGATGTTACACCATCCAATATATTAAGTTCTGCGGCTGTGGATGTGACACCGTCAAGTATGTTTAACTCTGCTGCAGTTGATGTAATCGTTGTACCATTAATAGACAGTGCATCTGTTTCTAAAGTTCCGTCTACATCTACGTTTCCTGATATATCTAAAGATGCTGCTATTAGTTGGTCAACTTGTAAATCTTCATGGTTTGAACCTAATTTTAATTCAAACTTAGGGCCTGTTGTATTATAGCTAAATGTAGCGTCATCACCTGAACCACCCTCTATTGTAATACCTGCACCGTTTACCACTGCACTTGTGCTATTGCCACTATCTAATACGATGTTGTGGTCATTTAAATTCACTGTTGTTGAATTTACTGTGGTGGTTGTGCCTGATACAGTTAAGTTACCTTCTAGTGTTACGTTAGCACCACTAAATGTCATAGCAGTTGTAGTGCCTGACTTTATGAGAAGCTCACCACTGTTGTTACTAAGTCCACCATAAGTTGTGCCATCATCTTTTAACAGTATATCTGCACCATCTGCATCAAGAGTAATATCTCCTGCGGAGTCTAATGTTATTGTAGAGCCTGTTATATTTGTTATTACAGGATCTGTTAATGTTTTGTTTGTTAATGTAGCAGTTGACGATGTTGAAACTAATCTTGCATTACCACCTGTACTAGGTAGTGTTAAAGTGTTAGATGCACTTTCTGAATGTGGTGCAGCTATTATAATTTGTCCGTGTGAGTTTGCTTCACAATTTAATTGTATAGCTCCCTGATTAGTATTACCTTTTACAACTACTTTTCCTGTTCCGTTTGGTGCAAGTTCAAGATTAGCATTTGAAGTGGTAACAATGTCTTGACCATTCATGTCTAAGTTGCCACCAAGTTGAGGAGTCGTGTCCTCTACTACGTTAGATATGGCAACACCACCAACAGCTAATCCTGATACGATTGTACTTCTTGTTACTTTCTTTAAACCACCACCTGAAGTGTCTACTGCTAAGAATACATCATCGTTAGCCACACTGGATATTTCAGATAAGTCACCGACTGCTATAGAGTTAAAATTTGCTCCGTCTGCAACAAGTAAGTTACCTGCAGTGTTTGTGCCCATAGTTATGTCATCACCTGCAACTGTTAAGTCACCTGTGATACTTAGATTTCTAAAACCACTTATGTCTTTGTTCGAGTCAACTATTACAGCTTTTGACGCTGACACTGTTCCATTTGTGACACCATCAATTAAATTAATATCAGCAGCACTAGCTGTCACACCATCAAGAATATTTAGTTCTGCAACTGTAGAAGTTATACCGTCTAGTGCATTAAGTTCTGCAGCCGTAGCAGTGACCCCATCTAATATATTAAGTTCTGCTGTTGTGGATGTAACACCATCAAGTATATTTAATTCTGCGGCTGTAGATGTAATTGCTGTGCCATTAAGATTAATAGCATCCAAATATGCGATACCATCAATGTATATATCTTTCCATTTCTTACTGGACGATCCTAAATCATGTGTATCATCATCGTCAGGTATAATGTTAGAGTCTACCTCACCACCAAATACAATGTTATCTGTGTTAGCATCGCCAAGAGTTAATGTACCACCATTGAACGTAGTTGTGCCTGTTACAGTGAGATTACCACCTATAGAAGCATTACCACCAACTACTAAGTTACCAGCTACGTTTGTTAATGCTTCTAGCACATTTGTGCCATCACAATACACAAACCCAGTTGTGCCATCTGGTATAGCAATACCACTACCTGAAGCTGTTTTAACTGTAATTGTTTGTCCAGTAGCGTTCTTAACTATATAAACTTTACTTGCTGCAGGACATATTACAGTGCCTGCACCACTTAAATCAGAGGTTGTGTCTGTTAAATTTAAAATAGCCGCTCGTGATTCAGAGGTTGTACCGTCTGCTGTGGATAGTGTAGCAGAGTTTGTACTCCAAGTGTTTATAGTCTTTAAACCAGCAACGGCTTCTTCTATCATAGAAGTTACTTGTTGATTAACAGTGTCACCCCAAGTACCTGTCAATTCTCCTTGTGTGGGTAACGCTAATTTTAAAGATGTAGTATACGCTGTAGCCATTTATAAAACCTCTATACTTATTAATACATCAATAAACAGAAAACAGCAACAAAACATTATACTATACGTATTATAGCATTTTCTGAGTTTGCAATAGGAAAACTTATTTGAAAGTTCCCCGAGCTGGATTGTTTATCCTCTCCAAAATCAATTACTGCAACGGCAGGGTTACCTGTTGCACTCTTATATATTAAAGCTCCTCTAGCTGTAATTGAAGAAGAACTCCAAGTTACATCAGAAAAATCTAATAACGCTGTAGTGCCTGATGACGTAGGGTTTGTTGCTATGGTAAGAGCTTTACCTCCTGCATCGTAACCTGTACCTGACACTTCATTTGTTGTGCTATATGCTGTAGTATCAGCGTTTAGAGTAGCACTAGATGTAAACAAAGCTATTTTAAAAGATTGAGATGTATCACTACTAAAATCCATCTCACCATTTAGTAGAGCTACTTTAAAGGATGTGCATGTAGCTTGTGTTATAGCCATTTACATTACCCCACATTAACTCTTTGTTGACCAGAACGATAGTAATCTTGTCTTAGTTTACCATCACCAAATTGTTTTAATAAAGTTATAGCTTGTAAATAATACTTTTCATATAGAGCAACCAAGTCAGGCTCTCCTTTCATAAACCGTATAGCTTCTACCAAAGCCCCATTTAGTAATGCTGAATCAAAATTATCCCCTAAATATGTGCCTCCTGCAGTCACAATAGACGTAGGATACTTTGCATATATGTGTTCTAATGTATAATTAGCATCTGGAATTGGAGAAAACATAAATTTTATTTTATTGCCTGAAGTGCTATGATAAGCATAAAACTTTGGTAACCCACGTTTAGCAGTTGTAGTTACAGGGTACGCCTCTCTTAAAAAATTAGAATCTTTATTTAATAAAAAAGTCTGAGTATCATTATTTACTATTGCTAAACTATAAGTATACAAATACCCATCAGGTGTAGTATACAGCTCGTTACCAGCGGTTAAACTACTACTATCAACATTACGCATTGCTGCTAACTCTACAGTATTAAATATTTTTTGTTCTGCCTGTTGGGTAAACATAGCGAGTTGGTCATCTGTAAATGTTGTTTCACATATATCTAATATGTTTGCTTTTAAAGATGTATAATTCATAATTACCTCTAACTTGTACTAACTGTTACTTGCCCCACAACCACAGACGTGGCAAAACTTAATTTATTAAACTCAGAACCAGAGTATATTAACGCCCTACTTTTAGGGTATCCAGTAAAATCTGGTCTAGGGTTACGTATAGCTTGTGGATCGTGTACAGGGTATCTACCTAATTCGTTTTGTGGATGGTCAGGATTCCAACACTGTGGACACGCTTTTATATTTGTATCACTACCTCTTCTTATTAAACTTCTTAACTCTCTTAAATAAAATCTAAATCCGCATATATCGCACTCTGCTAAAGCGTTTCTACCTGATGCAAATTTACTTGCCATATCTAAATCCTACTTATTCTTGGTACGAAATTTTCTGATGTTTTTTCTCTATCCTCACCAGCAGCTAACGCATACTGCTCATCATATGCGGCTTTTAACATTTCTATTCTTGGTGCTAACTCTGGAACTTTCATAGCTATATGATAAGCTAATCCAGCAACCAAACATGGTAAAAAACGAAATACTATATCTGGTGTTTCCACACCATTACCAGCGTCTTGTATTCTTCTCATTCTAAAATATACAAATGTGTAACTGGTATCAGGGACAGGATATAAATTTATTCTTGGTGTTATCAATCTCTCTATAAATACTTGTATTGGTCTACCCCTTGTTAACTTGTTAGGGATAGATGAGTAAGTACTTACACCTATACGACTTATAGTAAGATCAGATTGTGTAGTGGCATTACCTGCATTTGTACGTATAACTTGATCGAGAAGATCTATTGTATCTGCAGGTAAATCATATTGTGCCGTTCCTGCTGTCACAGATATAGTTCCTTCATCTATTGTCCACATATTAATACCACGGTTTTGCCATTCTATGGTCATTAGATTCATAGACCTGCGAGCAGTTCTTAAATCATAACCCGAACGCATTTCTCTACCTGCACGTTCCCAAGCCTCTTCAGCTATCTCCGTGAAGTCCATCTCAAATGCGGTTGTTCCCGATGTCGCCATATCCTAAACTTTCTTTTACCTTACGTAAACTTTCTGTATGTTCTCGTTTTTTTAGCAATCTTTTTGGGCTGTTTAGCCACTTGTTTACCTTTTCTAGTTGCCTTGCGTTTAGCAGCCGTAGAACGGGCGTATTCAGCGGGCGAAAGAGCCTTAATTGCTTTTTCAGGTAAGTAACGCTCGCCTGTTGCCTTTGGCCCTTGTGTACTAGGTTTACCACTTTTGGTTCGCCATTTCTGTTTACCCCATGCTTTTAAGCTCCTTTGTGACTTCTTTAAGGCCATTAGCTAGTATAACCTCCACCAGCTTTCTTATAGGCTTTAGCCATCATCTGGGCTTTACGAGCACTCCACTGACCAGGTCTACCACCCTTACCGCCAGCTTTTATTCTATTGAAAATACGCTTACGTAAAGATGGTTTTGTGTAGTTACCAGCTTCGTTGACTCTGCTTTTACTTTTCTTCTTTTTTACAGAACCACCTTTTTTATAATATACTCTCATTTAAGCACCTATACATACTTGGTTGGACGTGACCTAGAAACAATACCACCACCTCTGTACTTTATCATACCACCACTTTTCATAAATTTTGGCACTGTTTTTTCTGCTTTTTTTCTCTTTTTTTTGTCTTCATCTTGTAATTGCAAAGTCTCTAGTAAAGATCTTTTTTTACCAAAAACTTTTTCTTTTGCTTTCTTATCGCTTAAACCAAGATCCATACCTCCCTCACCTAAACGATCCTCTTCAGAACCATATTTACCTTTTATTCGTAATGGGTTATCAGGCTTTTTTCCCTCTTCCTCACTTTTTTTAAGTTTAGATCTAAACTTTTCTTTCTCTCTAGTTTCAACTCTACCCATTATCCAGAGCCTTTCATCATCACCATTTTAGCGGATCTAACACCTTTTTTAGCTATACCACAGCCACGGACTTTTCCTCCGCCTCCGTATTTTTTGACTTTGCCACCACCCATCATTTTTTTAGGTTTGACCATGCCACCACCCATCATTTTACCTTTGCCATCTGCTGCAAAAAAAGGAACTTTCTGGCCTTGATCGTTGGTAACCATTTTTAGACTACCACCGTCAGAGTACATGTTTTTCTTCTTCATTTTGTCTTTCATTTGTTTTGGCATACTTGCTCTATTTATCATTTTAATCTCCTAACATTTCCATCGTCTACGTGCCTGACGTAAACGACTATTTGGGTTCTTCGCAGCTTTAGGGAATTTTTTCATTTGCCCAGCACTACGTGCACAAAAGGATTTGCGTCTTTTTGCAGCTTTACTACCAGGCTTAACTTTCCCAGTAACAGCGGTTTTTAGTTTAGATCCAGGGTTGTCTCTACGATACTTGGCTACACCTTTTTTAGTCATACCAGCACCAGCTTTGGTGGGACGCTTATGCCCCCCTTTTATAGTGTGACCCTTCATTGTGCCTTTTTCTGCCATATCTACCTCTATGCGTAGAATACAGTTATATTATCTGCCGTATCTAAAGTATACTTTACACAAGCTCCACTATCAAACAGAACACCCTCTGAAGGTATGGTTCTATCTACAGTGGTGTTAGCTGTTCCAAGAGTCCTTGATTTAAATAATGTAGTACCACTTTCGGGTGTGCCATTTATAAAGTCTACATCACCTGCTGTGCCACCTGACACTACGGATAATCCTTTTAATCTTACTCTATTAGAACTTTCTACTGCTTGAGCACATAATGTTCCTGACCCAACTTTTATGTTAGCTGCATATTGTGCTGAACATTCGACCGCAGTAACAGTTAAAAATAATTTTGTGCCTGCCACTGCTTCTGCTGATCCAGTTGATGTTATAACTTCAGTCAAGACACTACCAAAAACATCTGTACCAGTAATAGTACAAGTCTTTGCATTATCACCTGTGCCTGTAGTTGTAACTGTAACATTTCTAGCTGCACCACCAGCAAACGTAGTGTTTGCCATCGTTGCGGAGGTGTTTGGTCTTGCTGCAGTTACTAATCTATCATCGTCTGCAGCATTCTCATCACTGATGGTCAGAGCTCGTACATCTGATAAACCTGCCATAATCTAGCCTCCAAATTAATCGTTGTTGAAATCGAAAGCCGCACCATGAATCTTGATAACAAGTTTACCTGCTGTATAAGCAGCCTCAGTTGCATCACCACAAGTTAGATACAGAAATTTCTTACTCAAAGCCGCAAGAGTTGCTCCTGCGTCAGCTTCATTATGTAGTCCTAAAGTTAGATCACCATTGTTAAATAATATAGTTCCACTAGTTACCGCAGCATTTTCTGCTGTTGTGCCTGTTGCAGAACAAACAAGGTTGATGTCAGGATCTCCACCTGTAGGAACTTCAAGACAAATGAACTCTAATTTGTATGGTATACCATTAACTTCTTTAGTTAACTCAGCTATATAAGCATTAGCAGCACCACCATCAGTACCAATAACATCGTTAGCCGCTCCACCAGAAGCTAAACCTCCATGCAAGTCTACTAATATAGTTGTGACAATATCACCACCAATTTTGTTTATAAAGGTGTTTATCGCTGCATCAGCAATACCAGACCCATGTGCATTTGGAGTTACATTAAATATAGTAGCCGCAGTTCCTAAACTAGCGTTATTAGCACCAACTGTTGTTCCTGCTGCAACTATGTTATCTCTACCAGAAGTAGCAACCTTTTGTACTTCTAATACACCACCACTTGAAGCGACTATCTGTTCTGTTAATACACCAGTGGTTACATTTTTGGATATTGTTTTAAAACCGTTTTCGGATCGGACGGGGCCGTTAAAAGTTGTATTTGCCATTTAAATCTCCTTGTCTTGGCATGTTGAACATTATTGTTCATCAAGGTTTAGTTTATTATACATAAAAATAAAGGGGTGACAAGCACCCCCTTAAATAAAAATTTACGCCCCTGGGGTTCCGAAAATTCCTAAAGGATCGGATACACCAAAAGAGTATCTTTCTCTAGCTTTATAACGACTATTACCTGTGTCAAAGTCAGCATCCATAGATGTTGCCATTGGACTACGTGTAAAGTGTTTTAAGCCGTTTGGTACGTCAGTTAATAAGAAGAAAGCATCTGTATCAGTCAAGTAATGATTGATAGTGTAGCCCTCTGGGATAGAACCATTATTCTTTATTGCGTTTAGGTCATTATCCGCTGATCCTACTCTTCCTTCAGTTTCTAACAATCTTGTTGCCACAAACTGTAGATTCGGTGGGATTATTAACTTTCTAGGTTTTGCTGCGATGAGTAGTCCTCTCTCATCTGTCCACGCTGCGATCTGAATAACAGCGGCTTCCAAAGAAGTTTCGTTAAGATCGGCTGGAGTAGCAAACTCGTTTGAGTTAGTTCCACCACTTACCAATGGGTGTGCAGTAGAACAAAGCTCCACTCCATCTCCATAAGTAGTACCTGAGTCAAAAGCATTATTTAAAATGTTTGCTGCTTTTACCTGTTTGGTATACGCCATAGCACGAGCAAGTGCTTTTGTATAACGTGCTGACAAGGAGTCATACAAGTTATCTTCGATAG